AGACTTTAAATCCGATCCGAACAGTTACGTGTTTAGCATTGACACCGCGGATGGAATCGGAGGGGATTACTCAATCTTAAATATCTATAAAATGGTAGCTTTGCCAATTTCAGAGCTTTTGAAAAAGAAGGAGTTAATTAAGAGTGAGATTGACGCAGTGTCCCTAGTTCAAATAGGATACCTAAGATCCAATCAGATCGACATCAGTCAATTCACTGTCGCCTGTGAACATATCATATATAATGTATTCAATCCTGATAACACCAGAATCGTTCTTGAATTAAATCACAAGGGAGATATTCTGCTAAATCAATTTAGAGTAAATGAAGCGTATTGGCCAAGTCAGATGATACACACTAAACACACTCAAGCTGCAGTTCAATTCAAGCAAGGATTAAGATTAGGGCCAACCAATAAGATTAAGTATTGTGAAAAATTTAAATACTATGTGACTATTAATAGAATCATACCTAATGATTATGTTACGATAATGGAATTAATGTCATTTGGAAAATCTAAAGGAGGCCTATATAGAGGTCAGAATGGAAACGATGACCTTGCTATGACTTCAGTAAACCTTTCTTCTCTATTTGAGTCTAATCAGTTCTGGGACATAGCGGTTGATACCTTTGAAAGAATGGGACCTGAATATTTGAAGGAATTAAATGAAAAGATATTTGACATTGAAGGAACCGGATCTAGATCTTTATATGATTACGACGCAATTAGACAATTAAATTCTACCAAAGATAATCAACCTAAACCTGGATACGATGTCAAACGGGATGTGTTTAATCCTGAAACTCGGGATCAGATTAAAAAAATAAATGCTAAATTTTTTAAATCCTAATCTCGATATGGTATAATAACCTTGTTAATCCTATATTTATGAAAAACATACATTTAAACGGAGACTTTGAAATAGAGGAGATATTTGAATCGTATAGAAAAGAGATCTATGAGAATATTCTAACTTCAATCAAAGAAAATTACCTTAATTCTGAAATTAAGGAAGTAAAAGTGGTAAAAATATCTACCATCTCTAAGGATTACAATATTAATTTAAGCCGGGATCGTTTTATAGACAGCTTAAATAAATGTATTGCTTTCTTCGAAGAAATTGAATACTATGAACTTTGCCAAGAATGCGTCAACATTATAAATGACATAAAAAATAAAAAAAACCAATTAGCTTAAAATGGGATTTGAAACAACTAATCGCTTGATCAATGATCGAATACATGAAATCGCATCTAAATTTGAAAACAATCTAATCACCGAAAGGGAAAAAAACGAGCTTGCCGAGCTTATTTATCCGAAATTAAAATTCTTCATCTGGAAGTTTTGTAAAAATTCTGAAGATACAGATGAGGCTCTTCAATGGACACTTAAGAAGATATTTAAAAATATATCTAAATTCGATTTTGAAAGAGGAAGATTTACAACTTGGATCTATGCCATTGCCCGAAATGAAACACTCTTCTATCTTTTCCAAAAGAAAAGATCTCCAATCATCTCAGTTGAGTCGATCTATTGCGACTATGATCCGGCGGACAGGGCAGTAACCGGTAGAGAATTAGAACTTGAATTTCAAGACGTATTCGATAAAACCATATCTGAGATTTATGGATTGGAGGATGCCCTACTTAAGAACATAGCGATCGATAAGATGATAAATCGAGAAAAAGTAAAGTCTATTGCTATAAAATACGATATAAACGAAAATACTGTAAAAACCAAGCTTAGAAAGGCTAGGATTGAAATTAAAGAAAAAGTTTTAGAGAAAAATCCTCATTTTAAAGAATCATTAAAACATATATTTGACCTATGAAAATATTAGACTATGTATATCCGAATAGAGTTTGGAAATCCTTAAAAGGAGATATTTCTGAACTTAAATATTATAATAAGTACAAAGGCATCCTAAGAGAACTTGAAGAGTCCAACAAACTAAAAGAGATGGGAATAAGCCACGACTCCGGCAAACTATACCTGGGAATAGATCTTAATCCTGAACTTTTATTATACAGTGAAGAGTCTCAAAATCAAGTGGAAATCAACTTTATAAGCGAAAAAATGAGAAGATTCACCGATTTCTTTCAAAAAGAAGGAATACTAGACGTGATAAAGGCAGATTACGACCGTGTTCAGACCACTGATTATTATGGCTACGTTGTCCAGATTGAATTTGACTTTAAAAAATATAAAAAGTCTAAATTTAAATACTCAATTGGATATTTTTCATCAATTTTAGTGGTGTCACTAGTCTCTTTATACTTGATTTTAAGATAAATAATAAAAATATAAAATTAAATGAAAGCAGTTGAATTCGTTAAGAAATATAAAATCTACATTTTATCCTCTCTTTTGTTCATTTTCTTTGTTCGTTCGTGTTCTAAATCCGGCGAAGCTAGAAAATTAGATAGAGTAAAAAGTAAAAACGAAAGAACTATTGATAGTTTAACTCGTGTCATTAACGGGCAGAAAGATACCATAAGCAAAATATCCGAAGTCATCAGACTGGAAAAAATAAAAGTTCACATCGAATATGATAACTACATATCTCAAAAAGACAGAGGTGATCAGTTAATGGAACTTCATATGATCGTTAAAGATAACATCAAAAAATTACAAAAATAAGATAACGGAAAATGATTAATTTTTTCAAAAGGAATCAAAGATCTATTATTAGAAATTCCTTTCTTCTTCCTATTATTTTAGTAGTCATCATGTCAATTAGCCATGTTGTCAGCTGGTATGATCTAGGAAATCCAATCAGCTGGGCAATATATCTGTCAGTAGCAATTGAAATATTTGCTCTGGCTTCAGTTTCAGCTGCATCAATCAAGGCGAGCAAAGTAGCGATCTGGTTTCTATTTGGATTGGTCACATTTATTCAAATAATAGGAAATGTTTATTTTGAATTTAAAGAAATAGACGTTGCTAGCCAGGGATTTAAGGACTGGATGGAATTAGTTCTTCCCTTTTTCGATGAGTGGTCCGCATTAGATCATCGCAGATTATTAGCAATCGTTCAAGGTGGAACTCTTCCTGTTATGTCACTTACAGCTCTTCACTTTTACATTCAGTTTGGTCAAATAGAAACAGATCCTATCGTATATGACGAAAAAGATAACATCGAAGATTCTAAAGAAACTGTTGAGGAATACGAAAAATCTGATTTACAAAACGAAGCCGACAGAGTTTGGGATAAAGTAAGAGAATTAAGAGAAGAAGGTAAATTACCAATTATTACTGAAGAAGATCTTATAGATGAACCCAGTGCTCTAGCTTTTACTCCTTATTTAGAAGAGTCTGAAATATCTGAATCTGACGATATAAATAGTATAAAGAAGGATACTAAAAGCGCTCCAGGTCTAAGTCCAAAGATGAGGAGAATCTTAAAAAAATAAGTCATGAATGATACCCAATATTAATGATATTTGCGAATGCTGCGGAGGAAACGGACCACAAGCCGTTTTACAATTGTTTAATGACAAGTGTTTTAAAATAGTAGAGCAAGAGAAGATAATATCTGACTTTTGTTTAACTGATTTTGCGTATTTATCTGATGGACATTCATGTATCAATTTAAATCTAGAGCCTGAGCAAGAGTTAACTCTATTTAATAATCAACTGGAATCTATAGGATCTCCATCTGAATTAGATGATAGCAAATATTATGTAAGAGGAATTTTACTATACATTAGTTATCCATCAAACGATACAAACGGAGAAGAAATATTATTAACCAATAAATCAGTTGAACTGTGGATTGAAGACGGTGAATCTTTACAATACAAAAGATATTATCTACACAATCTATTTATGATGTTTGCCAATCCAAAAACAAACCAGCCTGATCAATTAATAAATAAAATAAAAGTAATAAACCCAAATTCTGACTTTCAAACCAGATTAAGAGGATTATTAATATATGGAAAAATATAATAAAATATGTTAGAAAGCGCAACTGAAATTATAGAATTAGCACACGCATCAACCGCTAGTCCGGATTTAGATTATTCTCCAGTGTTTATCAGCACTGACCGAAGAGCAGCACCTGGACAACCAACAACTCTTGGATATTTTCAAGTAGGTGGGCCTGCAGCTGTAGACAAAATAGGAAACACCTACGGACCGATCTATATGATGGAGTTCGTTGATGTACCAGGATCTGCCTATATCAAAATATGGGGATTAGATAATAACGATGCGAACGCTCCAGTTTATCCTACTGATTACCTGATCGATAATCCTAAAATGTTTGTATGGTTAAAGAAATTTGAATGGACGGATGTAGCGGGAGACCCAGTTACGGCTCCAGTGTCTTATAAAATATTTGGCCACAGAAAGAGAACTCTACCTACTGTATATTAATGAACGGATTAAACGAAAATAGAACTTTTACTTCGTTCCAGCGACAAGATGGGATGAGAGGTCTTCCTTTTTATGGAGAAAAAGGAGATTTCAACTTTGTAGTTGGCCGAAGTCAATTTACCCCTGGCGTTTCCATCAAAAACGTACCTTTAAGTGATATGTCTAGAAAATCTGACCCCGGAGTGAGCCAGTTTGAAC